GTCCATTAGACCTTCATACACTTCGTGTGTTGCACAAGGCATATATATTGTATTACCATTCATATCCATACTATGACTTCCTTCACAACCTAACTCTTTAGCTCTTGCTTCAGCTTCTTCTTGCGTTGTAAATTGGTCAGTAGCAATAACATCTTTAGTTGTATCTTTATATCTCTCTATCTGTCTAAGTCTTATATCAGCAAGTTCTTTACTTGGATAGCAACCCATATTCCTGCCTGTCTCTGTTATTACGCAGTACTCTCCGTCTATCTCTTGCACAACTTTAAACTCAGCTTCATCAAACCCTGCTTCTGAGATAGCTTCAGGTACTTCATCTGATTGTTCTTCCTGTTGTATTGTTGCAGGTTGATAGTCTCTAAGCATATTGGCAGGTACAGATACCTTCTCAGCAGGAAGTAAATAGACATCTTGTTCTGTTGTAGTAGGTAAACCAACGCTTTGTCTTGCTTCTGCTACTGTTACCCAACCACCTTGTACTGCTAAGTTCATTCTCTCGTAAATCTCATTAGTATCTGTTTGCAAGGCTCTTACATCTGTATAATCATATCTTGCTTCTAAGTTATTTGAATCAGGGTAATCTACTTTTAGTATCTGATGTGTTATCTCTTGTGCGACCATATCCCATAAAGGAATGAGCTTTTGTTCTGTAAAGAACTCTCGCAAAGTTTTAGCATTAGAGTAAGTAGCGTACTTAAGTCCAACTTCCATACCTGCAAGAATAGAAGGTACACCAATTACGGCAGATACTCTAGCTTCAAAGGATTCTCTTAAGTCTCCTATCTCTAAGTCTTTAGGACTAAAGGCAAGTCTCTCAACATTAACGCCACCTGATAGTACTAAAGGCTTACCACGATTCTGTCCACCTGTTCTTCTTTGGAATGCTTTAGAGATTGATTCCCCTTCTTCTTCTGTTAAACCATATTCATCTTTAGGTGTAATCATAAAGCTAGGCACACCCATATTGGCTAAGATTGATGTAGCCATTTGTCCTGCACTCTCATCTCCATAAATCTCTCTTAGTAATGTTTTAACAGGCGAAAAACCTTGTCTATGGTTTTCAGGGTCAAGACCAAGCCTAAAGTGAGCAACCATATCTCTACTTAAGTTAATCTTTTGATTCTTAACCTGATACTCATAGTATTCAATTAAAGTCTCATCACTACCTTTTGGAGTTACATTCTCAGGCATTAAAGGGTATAAAGCAACTAATTGTCCTGCTTCATTCTTTTGTTTAAGCAAATAAGCGTCTCCTGATATGTGCATTGATTGTACTAAATAGTTTTGTACGACATCTCCTGACATATAAGGATTAGGTCTTTTAAATAGCATTGAGAGTTGATGATTAGGTACAACATCATATTCTCCTACTTCATTCAGCTGATAAACTTTTAATTCTGCTTCAGCAAAAGATGTTCCTAGCACTTGTAAACAAGATACTACTGCTGAGTTTGACGCACCATTACCTAAGCCTTGAACATTAAATTGCCCTGCTGATGATTGATAACCTTGTATGAAGTTTGTGTTGTTACTATCAACACCTTGTCTAAAAAAGTTATAACCTGTACTTCGTTTTTGTTCTGAGTTACCAAAGACTACTTCTCTGAAACTTCTTCTCTCTGCCATTATTCTCCTTGTAGAGCTTTGTGAAGTAATGGACGCAACCCTTATCGGCACTACTCCACTCTGCTCTAATCTTACATTATATTAGAAAACTTTTATACTTTTGCGTACTTTTGATTCTATCACGCTATATGCGAGACTATCAACAATGTCATCGTGTTCTGCTTCAGGGAATCTAAGCAGTTCTGTTTGTACATCTCCAAACCAAGCTGAGTTCTTAGGGAAGAAGATATCTCCTGCTTCCATTCTTGCTATAAGTGGATAAGCTCTTGATACTTTATCTCTATCTGCTTTTAATGATTTAACTATTAATCCTTCTCTCTTAGCCATTTGAATAAACGCCAACTGATAACCTGCTCTCTCAATTCCGACATAAGCAAGGTCATACTGTTCCACTTTTCTTTGTAGTAATGGCAATAAATCAGGTGCTTCCAATCTTCTTCTGTCAATGTCCAATACGAGAATCTTGCCTTCAGGTGTGATTGCCACTGATGTGATAACCGTGAAGTCAGCACTCTCCTTAGTTGATGTTGCCAAATCGACAGTTGCGTATCTACGGCAATCTTCCAACTTACACTCTTTGTCTTTATATTTATAATAAACTTCCAAATATTCATCTTTTGTCTCCTTATCTATAGATATTCGTTCTTCTATGGAGTAATGCTCAAACCAATCTGCTTTAAATAAGCCACCTGTGGCTTCGATAAACTGAGCTTCGTATTCTTGAGCAAACAAGAAACTACCTATCTCTTGCTTTGCTGATTCTAATTCTTTATGGTCAATGATTGGATTTGTGTGTGTTGGGTAAGTAAATCTGACCCAATCTTCTAATAAGTTAGCTTCTGAGTAGAGTTTTTCAAAAAAGTTATATCCTTTTGGTGTGCTGATAAATAATGCACTACCTTTTTTTTCTGTTAATGCAGGTCTAATTACTTCTGCCCAAGTCTGTGGTTTCATAAAGGCACACTCGTCTAAAACAACAAAGTCTAAACCTGCACCTCTTAATTTCATAGGGTCATCTGCTGACCTTACTTGAACTGAGCCACCTGTTGTTGTAATAATAGTTCTCTCAGCTTCTTTTACTTTTACTCCATATTCAATGCCAATGCTTCTTAAATCTGCCCACGCTTCGTTAGTCATAGAGTAAGAAGGTGCAATCCACCAAGCTCTTTTACCTTCCCAAGCGTATTTAAGGCAAAGCCAAACACCTAGTTTGGTCTTACCCCAACGCCTTCCTGCACTAAGAACAGTAAACCTTTTCATATTATTAACTACTTCTTTTTGTGCTTTGTGTAAAGGTGGTAACTCAATGTCTAAGCCTGAGCTTACATTTGCGTCTAGTGATGATTGCATTTTACTCCTGTGAGTTAAACCAAATTAAAAATGACTCAATCGCTTTTGTTGATATTGGCATAGAACTGTAAAACATTCCATAATCTGTAAATACAGGCATAAAAACTATTGTTGGTACATCTTCAAAGTCGATTACTATTTCTTCTTCTAATATTTGTTCTTCGACATCTCTCATATCAAGATGTTGGATTATATCTGCAAACTTATCATTTAGTTCTTGTTCATTCATAATTTACAAGCGTCTCCACAATCGTCATTAAATTCTTGTGATGTATCTACAAAAGTAGGATTATCAACAAACAAATCATCAGGTAATTTAAAATCTTCATTCTTCATTTTCAACCACTTCTCCTTCTAAATATTCTTGTTGCCCTTCGAGTAAGTTGCCGTCTGCCCAACGCAATCTTACTTTTGGATTATCTTGATTCTCAATGGCAACTGTATCTCTCTTACCAAACAGATGTGGGTATCTTCTCTCTAAGTACCAAGCGTCTGCCTGCCAAGAGCCATTCTCTCCTGCGTTCTCAATTCTTTTAATTCTTCGTTCAATAGCTTTGGCTTCTGCAATTTGTATTCTTTGCCAAACTTTATCGTAAGGGTGTATGCCTTGTTGTCCTTTTTTCTTCCATTCAGATAAAGCTGAAGTGCTAATTCCTACTGATTGACACGCAAGATTAACATACATTCCTGTTGCAATAGAATCACAAAGTGCTTCTACTAATTGTTCATTATGAGCTAAAGTTTGCTTTGGCATTATCCACCCATAATAGCAAAGTCGGTCTCAAAAGAAACCGACCTGCAAGATTTGTTAAATTTAGAAGTGGCTAAGTTCTTCTATTTGCTTGTCTAAACCTGTAAAAGAACTTTTTTCCCAACCTTCCATATCTTTAGAATATTCAACACGGTATGTTTTAACTTTTAAGAAGTCAAGATTCATTTTTTCAGTTTGAGATACAATATTAGCCATTTGAAAAACGCCAACTTCATCAGCTTTTAGTTTGCTTAACAAAGTTTTTGAAACTAATGATGTATCAATTCTTACTTCTCTACCTTCATTGTCTGCAAAGATAAAAGTTGCTTCATAACCTTTTGGTGTCCAAGTCATTAGTTCTGTGTCGTCTGTATCTATTATTGTTACACCACTATCAACATCATCAAACATTTTAAAATCTCCTGCATATTTAATTGTGTAACCTGCATTCTCAATAGTCTTGATATTGTTAGCTAGTGCTTTAGATTTGCTAATAAGTATTTCTAGTGCGTTCATTGTTTCTCCGTTTCTATTTTTTGTTTCATTCATATTAAATACCGTAATCTCTTTTGTAACCGTCTTTACATTCTGTTGAACAGAAAACTAAACCTTGTAATTTTCTTGCTTCTTTTACAGGAAAAATGTGGTCTTGTGTATGGTTGCAGATTGCAATTTGGTCTAATGTGTATTTTTTGTCGTTCATTTTGTTTCCTTTGTTTGTTTCATTCATACTTATATTTAACTATAATCTACGATTATATACAAATTTAGTTAGTAATTCTGCACCTAAAAACCCCAATGTTTATAGGCTTTTATAAATTTTTTTATTTTTTTTGTAAAAAAAGTGTAATTTTAGAGTCAAAAATACCCTTAAACTTTGGTTTTAGATTTTATATTAGAACAGATGTTCGATTACTTTTTTTGCTCTTTTTTGCACCTAACACAGTACATAAAGTAGTCGTAGTCTATGAAGTTACAACCTTGTTCTTCGCAGATAAGAGCAGGATTCTCTAGCATTTTTTGTTTGCGTACTTCGTCCTGACCTAGAGCTTCAAACTTACCAAACCATTTATTGATTGCGTAAGGTGTTACATCAATCTTATTCCAATGCTTCTTATAGGCTTGTATTGAGCCTTTAAGCATATCAGATGTTACTCCTGCTTCAGTTAGTTCCTTGCAAACTTTAAACCAACCTGACTTCTCTCCTTGAGTTCTAGGTGTATATCCAAGCTCATCACAAAAGACTTTGTATAATTCTTTTCTTTGTCGTAGGACTTGTTCATCAATCTTCTTTGGTTGTGGCTTGTCCACATCTATTGGTTTTAGTTCATTGGTTATAGTTCTATGTACTGTCTCCGATACTACCCTTGTATCGTCTGCAATACTACCCCTAGTATCGTCAGCAGTACTACTAGATGTAGTGGTATCAGATTTAAGATATGGGTTACTTGTTTTTAAGAAATATAGATTTGTCTGCTTTGCATTATCTTTATATCTATTCTTCTTTTCTATTGCACCAATATCAAGCAGTTCATTTATTAACTTGTGTGTATTAGCTCGACTTACACCTACTCTCTTTGCCAAAGTTGTAACACTTGGATAGCAAGAGCCGTCTTTTCTATCAGCATAAGTCCATAAGATACAATAAAGATTCTTTGCTCTTGGGCTAATGTCTGCGTCTAATATCCATTCAGGTATTATTGCAAAGTAATTATCAGCTTCTATTTTCATAATGTCCTAACTATGCTTAAGTGAGTACCTTGCGTCAGATACTCACTCAGCACCGTACTATACCAATTAGAAGGGAGCTTCGTTTTCGGTAATCTCGTCTAATGATTTAGGTTGTACCAAATCAGCAGGTACAAAGTTGGGCATAATCTCAGCAGGTGGCTCGTCAGACCAACTTGCCCAAGCGTAAGTCTGTCCGTTCTTGCCTGTGCTACCACCTTGACATTGTTGTCCTGCACCACATTTAAAGTTAGGACTATTCTCTCCTTTTTTATCTAATCTGTTGTCATACACCTTTGACTTTGAAGGACAAGGACAAACATAGTTGCCTTGACCCACAGGGCTTTGTGATTCATTATGAATTTGTGGGCTTGGTTTCTTCTCCGTCATTGGTGTATTAACAACAGGACTCTTAGCTTGTTTAGAAAACGGACTAAGAATCCAATTCTGTATTATCTCAGCAGTTGCTAAAACTTCATCTATAGTGTCAGTATCTTTTGCTAATTCAACTGCACCTTTTAAAGCTACTTGTCTTGATATGAGTTTATCTTTGTTATCCATTGACTAACTCCTTTGAGCTATTAACTCTATTCTCTACCCAAGTGTTAGCTTCTCTCCACTCAAGTAATGTATCTTGTTTCCAAACAGGTGTTGCTTTTAATTGGTAATCAGGATTTGGTAGTTTCCCTTGAAACTTCCATTGTGCCACTTCTTGTCGAGTAACTCCTAGCCAAGCACCAATCTCAGCAGTTCCCATAATTTCTTGCGTCATTTTTTCTCCTTAATGTATTCTGCAATATTGATTTCTTTTCCCTTTTGTAATTCTAAATATAGCAAGTCCAATTCCTTAGATAGTTCATCTTCTCGCCAATATTTATGTGGGAATAGTTTTAAAGCTAATGTCTCAATAATCATTAGGGCAATACAGATAACTGCAAAGCCACCAAACATATAAGTCATTAACAAAACAAAGTCATATTCATTCATTCTTCTTCTCCTTCTATTTCTTCAAACTCAGTATCAAAGTCGTGTATTGTAAGAAGCTCGTCATCTTCATTAAACACAGGCACGGCTCTCATACTTAATTGAAACTTAAACTGTGGGAACTTGTCCCTGTTTAAATCAGCTACCTTCTTTAATATCTCAGCAGGTCTTTGATAAGAGAATACAGGTTGCAGGTTTATCCAACCTGTTGCTTTGTATTCCTTACTATAAGTTTGCTCAACGACAATATCTACTCGTCCTTGAACAAATCCTGTAAGTGTTATTCCTTCTTCCATATCAACTCCTTTTTGATATCTACTTATATTAATCTCTGATTTGTTTTATGCAAATCTTAAATTAAGAGATTAAAGATACAAGCAATTAATATTGGTTACAGGTATTTCATTTAGTAAGAATGAATTTTACAATCTGCCGATAAACCCTCACGACCTTAAAGCCCTTACTGACTTATATTAACTCAGGCTTATATACCTTTCAGTATATGGCTCGTGCATTACGCTACGACCACCTGAGACAAAGCTACCCACTATTGTAGTTTTCTTTGCTACTTGTATCTTTAATCTCTCAAATCAACTAAGTCCTTACGGATATGAGCGTTTATGTTTGCTTACATAAATTACTTATCTAACATTTTTCGACATGCCGTATTTCAGGATTGGTTACTAAATGGTTTATAAGTTTTAAGTAGTTCATATTGCTTCGAATCAATATATGTTTTATAGTGCCGTCCAATAGTGCAACCGTTGAAAACGACTATACCAAACAACTACTCATATCCATAAGAACTCAGTTACAAAGAACTTACGGATATGAGCGTATCTGTTTGCTACTTCAAATAGAAATTTAAGTTTCCTTACCCAACATCTTCCTCGAATCCTACTAAAGAGTGGGAATATTTCTTACTTATGCTCTATTACAACGGAACTTCCGTGAGTCTTACATACTCGCCATAAGTTTTTCAAAGTAGTTCATATTGTCTTAAGATTTTAACCATTCAATATATGTCATATAATCTAAAAATTGAACATAACCTTCGGAATTAACCACATCAGCGTATTGTATTTAGAAAAACCAAACAACTACTCATATCAGTAAGCTCTCTGTTACAAAGAACTTTGTAGAACATACTACTATTTTTTCGCTAGTTAAGTTTTTAATTACATCTGTATTGCATTCTCAATTCGTACAGGTAGTAATAAGCGTGTGTTACTTTGGTTTCATTCTTTACTTCTTAACAAGTGATATAGTGCTATACCAATTACTTCCGTTTCAGACCATAATAAAATATGTTCAACAAAGCTCTCTGCTTTTGAGTCAGTATTCTTGCCCTTCGTTTTTTATTGTGGTGGCTCTCCACTTACTCGCTTGTTTTGTGTTACCTGAGTAGAAGTAACTTATATACATAACAATACAATCTTAGATTACATTTGCAATTTTAATTTTAAACTTTTTTAAAAAACATTACACATAATCTCAGATTATGGTATAGGGCAACTACAAGATTTTTAGATTATCCCAACCGTCTTTAGTAACTGTCATTGTTACTACACCCATTGATGTTGAGTAACCTGTTCTAGTTTGAAAATCAGTTGAAGGACTCATAGCAGGAACTCCCATTATTGTTCTGCCACCTTGTTGCACGGCAGTAAAGTGATGATAGTGTCCGTGTACAATCATTCTTGCCAAGCCAACAGGATTGTCTCCTGCTTCATTTAATCCAAACATCTGACCCTTCCACCAATTCTCTATCTTCTTTGCAGGAGTTCCACCACCTGCCGTAAGATGTCCGTGAGTGAAACCCATAAGGTAACCTTTTACTTCTAATAAGAGATGTGGAGATTCAGGAACAATGACTTTTATATTTTTATATTTAGATTCATATACTAAGTCTCCAACCTGTTCTAGTATCTGCAAGTCAAGGTTGTCTAGTTCTTCTGTCGCCAAGCTCTGCTTACCACTTCTGTTCTGACCGTGATTAGAAGTAACACCTGAGAGAACTACCTTGTAGTTTTGGTCTGCAAAGTTTTTAACAATCTTCCAAAGCAATCTTCTTGCAACTGTTATTTGGTCTCGCAGGTGCAGGTCAACATTCCAAATTTGTGATGAGTACCAACCTGCTAGGTCGCAGTTTTCACAAATATCCCCAAGTCCTAAGACATACACTTCATCAATCGTATGACCTGCCTTCTTTAATTCTTTTAGTCTTGCATTGGCAGATTCAAGAGAAGCTAATACCTTAGTAACAATTTCTTCGCTACCTTTTCCATCGCGTTTTCCCATTTGCCAATCTGCAACATAGTACATAAAAGCAGTATTACCTTTTTTGATTGGTTGTGTTTTTGGTTTATAAGATTTTATTTCTTTTAATAGCTTTGCAAAGTCTGTATCAAAGTCAGGAACTTTTTTTCTAATGTCAGCTTTGTAATACCAAGCCTGTTGGACATTACCATTACCCATATTCATATCCCAAGTTCTGACTTGTAGGTTGCCTACTATCTCATATTCCTTTGGGTCAAATCCCCATTCAGTAAGTAGAGTTGCAAACTCAGGCTCTTGTTCTTTTGTGCCACGAGAAACTAAAGTACCTTTGTTAGTCTTTGGGTCGTATTCAGCGTGTGGTTGCCACCCTGTTGGGTACTTCTCTTTAGCTAGAGCTTCATTATGTTTCTTATCGTCATAGCGAGTAAGAAACTGATTAAGATTTTTGGATTCGTTTTTTTTGCTCATTGATTCTATTTGTTATAGATTTCGGAGTTACTCCGTCCCAACCACATTCATCAACCAACCAATTGACTAATGCAGTTGTATCTTTGTAACCTTCTTCGAGAGCTTTTAAAACTTGTTCCCACTCAGCTTCACGCTTCTCTGTACCATAGAAATAACCACGCTTCATTTGTGGTGGTTTATAGTTCTCAAGATATTCTTTAAGTGCCATTTGCGTCCTGTCTTT